ATACATCAAATATACGAAATTATTTCTTATCAAGCAAACTTTTGTATAGTTTTTCTAATTCACTACGTTCCTTATCGGTCATATAGCGAGGTTTACTACCCCTATTTAACTTTTCCCATTGTTCGGGTGTAACTGTATAATGTAATCCCATACTCTTAACTTACAAATTGATTGGTAGGAATCTCAATTCCTTTTTGTTTCTTAATCTGATAGAACACATTGAAGAATGCTTTGTAAACCTTTCCAGCATGCTCCAAATAATCAGAGTTAGGATTCTTCCACATTAACTGACCACCACTCATATGATGTTTGTTCACTATCTCAATCTCATACCCATTGAGAAGTTTGTTAACAATCTTTTGTTGAGCGGGAGTAAATTTAACACCCTCAATCGCTTTTTGAAATTCTTCTATCTTATTCATATCTCTCATTCTTACACTACTAAAGTACGAATAATAGTTGAGATATCCAAATTTCTAATGTTAAATAAATGTTAAATTTTGTTAATGGGTTATGGAGTATAATATTCCAAAAAGTCCAGCAGTTTGCTTTTTAGATTGGGATACTGTTCTGAATAGAGTTCGGTTGTACGTTTGTTCGTATCAAATACACCAGATTCTTTAACATTTCCCATTTCATCCAATATATCATAAACAGGTCCTTTGATTTTCCACTTCAATTTAAAACCCACCCAGATTGGAGCTGCTAATCCATCTTTTGTTCCAATTTTAGCGTAATCTTCTTGTGATAATTCTAAAACTCTACCATCGTTCTGCTTATATCCAAAATATCTTTCGAAATAAGCTCGTTTTGTATCTTTATCTGTAATTTCTTCTACATTTTGATTTGGAATGAAAGTTTTTTTGATATCAACTTGCTTAACTCTATCGTACTCATAGTTTGTTGCGATATCAATACCCATATCATTAACTGAACCAATACTTTCTACATCGATATATGGTATTAACCTTCTGGACTTGCCTTCAACGAAGTTTGATTCAGAAAATACCTCACCCGTAACATATTTGTGATATTGCCCCACATATTCGGTGGTATCCAAATACATCCACTCACCACCATTGGTAATCAAACCATTGGTAATTTGTGCTTTTGAGTAATATACCCTACTACGTTTGTATTCACCTTGTGCCATTATTGCATCCTCATTACAGTGTTTATTGAAGTCTCCCAATCACCCTGCCCATCAAAAGTATGTTCAACACCAGTTATACTGAAGAACGCATTTTGCTTATATACTGATGGTATTCTATCGGTTGTAATATTGGCTAAATATGGAATTCCCCAAATCCCATCCAAAGTAATACTTAGGTTCAAAACAAACTGAATTTCCCCATATCTACCACCATCTTTTAATTTTGAATCAGTAGCACAATTTCTTAAAATATAGTTTCTACACGCCTCTTTATACGATGAAATTTTGGCATCATCAAACCCATCATTACCATATTTTAATCTGATTTTTTTTAATTCCGGTTCATCTGGAGGTGAGCCTCCACCAAACTTTGGCGGGGTTGGGCATTTCGAATTAAATGGTGTTTTTACACCACCAGCCAACTGTCCACCAATTACACTCGTTCCCTTTGTAATGTTTGCGGGGGTAGCAGCAATCATCATATCAGTATCAAAATCAGAATCCAACGATATTGCCCTCGTTATACACTCATCACCCATTGCTTTAAATTCATATGGTTCTACTTTAGATACCGTTACTGCTTTTTTGTTTCCAAGAAGTAATGTCATTGGCGTTTCGGTATTAACTATCTGGTTTGGTCCTAGCATATTACCGTTCACATCAGTTGGGATAAGTTGTAAAGAAATCAAACCACCTGTCAAATCCTCCAATTCAGCAAAAACCGCTTTTAAGTAATCAACTACTTTTGGGTTCATTTTTACACCACTTTTATATCCAGCCTTTCGTGATAATTCCATATACTTCTCATTTAAGAACTGTATTGATACTGCTATTTCACCCACATCAGTTGTGCCACCACCTCCTACTACACTACCCCATTTTGAGAAATTTTCTGCGTAATTACCTTCGTACCAGCTATCATCATTAGGGTCGCCATAATTACTTTGATTACCCGGAAGTATAAATTTTCTCGGGTCTGCACACCCAATTGCTTCTATTTTAGGCCAAGTTCCTAATTTACCCTCAGCGAGTTTGTATGTGTATATACTATCTGGATTTTTAGTGGACTGATAATTTATAAAATTTAATAGATGTTCGACAGTCGTATATCCTACATACACTTCAGTATCATTGAGGTAACCAGGAGCAGTTATAATTTCCGCAGCATAATAATATCCCGTTCCCCAAGGGTCTCTATGTGATTTATAAACCAATTTATTATTTCCTATATCATCTACCGAATCTGGCCCTTCATCATCATCAAGACCAAATGCTCTACGGAATCCTTTTTGTAATCCCTTTAAGAAATCAGCCTGCGGGTCCGACTCTGCATCTGCATCACCGTCCTCATCTTTTTCAATACCACCCATATCATCAGCTGACCACAATCCTGCGGCTGACATACATTTTATATTACAATCAAATGAACCATCATCTGCCATTGAGAATCCAAAGTTATATACATTCGCTGTTACTTTACCAACGTTAGCTCCACCAGAGTATCCTTCCCAACCAAAATTAAATTCAACCTCAGCACCCACTCTGAAGTAACACGCATCAATAGCTTCTAATTGTGCTTGAGTGTAACACGTAAAACTGGCTTCAATTTCGTATATGAATGAATCAGCATAATCTTGTGCACCTTGATTACTGATTTTAACCGATTTTAATTGTGGTTTAAATCTACGAACACCACCTTCGGTTTCGTACAAATCAATATGAGGCCCTCTAAGTCCAGGGTCGCCTATCTTCTGGCCACCTGTGGAACAAAATACCGTTGTACTCTTACCAGTACCCTGCATACTAACCCAAGCATATTTCTGATAGTTCCATTTTACGTTCTTACCTGAAACATATGCTTTCCTAGCATCCAATTCGGTTTTCTGTGCCCCGTCTATACTTTTCTCAAAACTAAGTGCCATACTTTTTTACTATTATTGGTTTAAGTTATTGTATTCTTCAACGATTGATAAGTGGTCATATGGTATCCGTAGTTGAATACCAATTGGAATATTTAAATCACCCTTACCCAAATTGTTTGCTCTAGCCAATATCCACCACAATCTAGCATCTTGATAGTATTTGTGGGCTAGATTATCTAATCTATCACCCTGTATGGATATGATATATCTATCCTTTGAATTTCTTTTCATTTCAGGATATCTTACGGTTTTTCGGTATCTCTTACCATTTTCCGTTTTAAGTACTTCTATGTATTCGTATCTGTTAGCCATATCTTATCCCAAATCGTAAACGTTAGACATTGCATATTGTGGAATCGCATCATCTAATATCTTCATTCCAATTGCCACATCAATACCCATTGAAGCTTCTTCATCCACATCCCAAGGTACTTCATCAGAGAATGTGTATGATAGCGATTCAATGAATGATAATTTATTCTTCCAAAGATTACCCAATGTGAATGTAACCAAAGTACCAGTATACCCCTTTGTACCATAAGTTGGCATCGTCATCGATGATAATCTTTCTAATTTTGTGTATAGTGGTTTTAACTCTGCTTTTGATGTGGGATACACCTGAAAGTTAAAACTTAAACTTCTCTCAAACGTAGAATATTTGTATGCCTGGTCAGCTCTACCATTATATTTGAACGAATCCCAAGATGGTGAGAATGTTTCTGTAATACCACTCACAGCACCTCTGAATTGTATTTGGGAGCCACCACCATAAACATTAAATAGTAGTTTAATTAAATCATTTTGTGCTTCAGCACCAATTGCAGATGTTTGTACAGCATCACTTGATAATGATTTAGTTCTATCACTTCTATCTGTACCATGTGCTGGCGCAGATGGGAATCCTACACGAGCTTCTATGTTATCGTTTGTGTAGTTTTGGTTATCAGCTCGCTTCTTTCCATTACCATCATAAAGATTTCTGAAATCGTTGAACGTCGTATCACCAGCAACTCTTTTTGGTATCTTACCATATGAGATTGTTTCGTAGTTTTTTATGATTTCTGCGGCCGCTGTATTCTTTTCTAATGGGTGGATAGTACCTTCAGTATTTTTAGTATTATTCTTAAAAGAATCTGGTAGGTTGTTTGCATTTAATCCTAACTCAGTATTATCTGGTTCAAATGGAAGGCCTGGCAAACCTGATTGATTAGGTCCACCCTCAGTTGGATTATATTGGTTTTGGGTTGTATATCCGCTAAATAAATCTGGAAGTGTACTTACATTTCTAGATGGTAATAACCCATTCGGAATTAACCCATATAATGAGTTAGGGCCGCCCGTCCCAAGAGCTAGAGTATTAAATTGTTCACCAACAAATTTACTCGTACTGATTGTGTTAGCTGCTATTGTAAATGTTTCATTGTACAATTGTATCAATCGGTTTCCAGTAACTGGAACACCAAGGGTTACATCATCAATATGAGTTAATTTCTTACCTTTTTGTGTTGCGCTATAAGTTTCAACTTCAGGGTCAAATGGAGTGAATCCGTGTCTCTTTGGTCGTAATCCAACAAATCCACCAATTGCGGATGCGATTGTGTTAATTGGAGTCCAAGTTTTAGTTAACCTCTTACCGGTCAATGTTTCCACATTTGGATTAGATGCTTGTAACCCCAAATTTTTGATTCCCCACAGCAATCCATTTACAGAAATCATCCACTTACCAAGTCTAACAGCATCTACTACCGACCTATCAACTGCAGTAACAATACCACCTCTAACCAACCCGTCATCGACTGGGAATCCAAATCCCCACTTTTGTGGTTCACCTTTATCAATTGGCTTTCGTTGAATACCTCTCATAATCAATGGATGTGCGAACGCAGCCGTTCCTAAATTAAATGCATCATCTCTAAGATTATATTTGTGATACATTTCATCTAAGAATGAAGGTGAGTTCTTCATCTCATGTAATTTGGATATGCTTGGATTTGTTAATTCAGTATCTACATAATACTTTGTATCAAAGTTATATCTCTGAGTCAATCCAGTTTCTTTACCCACCTTAAACTTACCATATCCAGCTCTGAACGATAATCCGTTAAATGCCCCACTAAAGTTACTATATAATGAACTTACATTATCAAACTGAGTATTATCGGGATTTATACCAACAAATTTGGTTTTAGTTTTATCAGTAAAGTTCTGAGTAAACCCAATTGCCTTATCGTTTGTAAACATATCCACAGATGGTGGAGTAACCGCCTGCTTATCTTTGTTGTTTGGGGTTTTGAAATTCTTTGGAGTCGTTTCACCTAAGAACTGTGCACCTAAATTCATATCACTTGGAGTAGTTTCACCTAAGAATTGTGCCCCCAAATCCATATCGCTTGGAGTAGTTTCACCTAAGTACTGAGATTGATTATTCATCTCAGTTGGAGTTGTTTCTCCTAAGTACTGAGATTGTGGTGCAGCTGAATTTGGTGTTGTTTCTCCTAAATACTGTGATTCATTGTTCATCTCAGTTGGAGTTGTTTCTCCTAAGAATTTTGATTCTGGTGCAGCTGACTTCTGAGTAGTTTCGCCTAAGAATTTTGATGTATTATCCATAGGAGTTGGGTTGGTTTCACCCAAAAACTTAGATTGTGGTGCTGCTGATGTAGGGGTTGTTTCTCCGAGATAATTTTCGGAATTATCCATTGTTTTTGGTGTTGTCTCCCCTAAGAATTTCTCAGAATTATCCATTTTAGATGGATTCGTTTCACCTAAAAATCTCTCCGATGTATCCATACGATTTGGAGTAGTTTCCCCTAAAAACTGCTCTGATGAATCCATTTTTGATGGGGTTGTTTCCCCTAAGAATTTTTCTGAGTTATCCATCGCTTGTGGATTTGTTTCACCTAAGTAGTTTGGTGAATTATCCATCTTCTCTGGTGTAGTCTGACCTAAATATCTTTGTTCCAAACTCATTCGAGTCGGTGTAGTTTCGCCTTTGAACTTCTCTGAGTTATCCATAGGTGTTGCTGATGTTTCGCCTTTGAACTTATCACCCTGCTGAACTTTATTTGGGTTTACACCCTCTTTATTTGTTGTTGTTTGGGAACGTGGGATTTTCGGCGCTGAATCTACCAGTGAACTCAATGGTGTTTGGTTCTGGTTTGATTTTATATCCTCTCTCTTTTTAGATTCCAAAGGTTCTTTCTTTGGCATTCTAAACTTGGACAAATCCGATTTCATATCTTTCAGTGCCATTAGCTAAATCCTCTTGTTGATACACTCTGTCTACTTTGTACTCTTGTTATCTTCTGTACTGCTTTACCATCGATGTTTAGTACAATAGGTTGTGCTTTAATATCACTGCGTAACCCTTTTATCTCTTCTAATAATTCTGCGTTACCACCACCACTACTATCTGAACTCTCAGAATCACCGCCACCCATTCCGAAGAACTCACCAAGACCCATTAATGTAGGTGCTAGAGCTGCCAATCCAGCTATTGCACCGAATATTGGTATTGCGAGTAATCCCGCACCAGCAACTGCTACCAATCCACCACTTATAGAATATAATGCGCTTGATAATTGGAACATTGGTGATACTAAATCACCCATACCACTCATAGATTCGGTAACTATCGACATATTATCTGCCACCGCTGCCAACCCATCACCAGCATCTTTAACTCCTGGTCCAACTTTTGATAATTCTACTATTTGGTCTACTAATCCACCACCAAACCAACTAGCAAATGCACCTACTAATAATGATGCTGAGAATGCCAACATACCAACCGATGCCAGCATCAAAGCAGGTCCTAATAGTAACAATCCTGCGATTGCTTCTGGTGTTATCGCACCTAACATTGTTACAAATCCATCGGCTATTGCCTGAATGATTGGTGGAACTGCACTCATAACACCTACAATAACATTACCAAATGCCTCTATTAATGGTGATAGCAAAGATAATGCGAATGCGAATGGAATCATAGCCGCACCTAATGCTGCCATCAATCCAATACCAATTAATACAAACACAGCCGTACCCGGATTACCAAATGCTGCTAAACCAGCGGCTAATGCTGTAAAGTTTGCTTGAATTATAGGTCCAGTTGCTGGGATGGACATGAATGCTAAGAATGGAATTGCTAATAGTCCTACCGCAAGTGCCGGTCCCACTAACATCATTGTTAATGCACCTAACGCACCTTGTGGCATTTGAGCCAAACCTCTACCCAAACTTCCAAAATTTTCTTCCAATGCCTTTAGTTTAACTTTACCCATAAACAATAGGAATGGGATGGATGGAAGTGCTATAACAAATGCTGGCCCTGCTAATGCAACTACACCAACACCTGCTAATACTTTAGCATCACCCATTTCTCTTAAACCATCGGCTAATGATTTTAATCCACCACCACTACCTTGTGCGGCTTGACCTGCTTGCCCTCCGGCATCTTGTGTAGATTCCATTCCTGGAACTCCACCACCACCGCCACCTTTTTTCTTAAATGGATTCAGATTACCAAGACCTGTACCTCTACCCTGCATAGTATTTAGGATAGCCATTTGTGCGATGTATGCAATCAATCCAGTAGTTGCTTCTTTTAAACCACCAGGTACTCTTTCCCACAGTTCCATTGCGGTCGATGCGGCATCGGCTAGTGGGCCAGATTCGGTAACAGTTGCACTTTGAATTTGAATCATCTCTGCTAACTTATCAGCACTCACACCAATAGCTTCCGCATATACCTCTTGCCCACGTGGTCCGAGCTCGGCGAATTGTTCAGCGGACATCTTGGTCTGTTCTATGGCTTTCTGTAGTGCTTTCTCGTCGCCTGTTCTCTGATACTCTAAAGCGGCTGCCTGCATAGCACCCATACCCTGAATTTGGTCTTGTGTTAACTTACCCTGTAACATCACTCTGGCTTTAGATTGAGCTTTCATAGTACTTTCGATATCCATCATATTATTAGCAATATCCTGCATATCTGAAAGGTGTAATCCTTGCTTACTTAGTTCGATTGTTTTTTTAGCGAGTAACTTTATTTCTTTTTCGGTTAGTCCCACTATTCGTCTCTGCTGAGCTCCTAAATCTTTGAATACACCACTCGCCATCACACCCGCATCTTTAGCCATATTTTTGATGTCGGTAGTTAGTTGTTGAGAATCACCTGTAGCACTATCAAATGATTGTGCTAACTTAGCTGCATCTTCACCACCCACACCAAATTTAGTCATTTCTGCCATTGCGTTACGCATATTGTTCGTTAACCCAGCAGTTGTACCCATTGTTTCTGCAAAATCTTTAGTTGCTTGATTCAACTCCTCTACACTAAATCTAGAAAAAAGAATCTCCGGTGATAGGTTTTTGATTCCCTGAAGCATTGCTTGCCCACCATCCATACCCAATTCTTTATTTAGTTCTGATGCGAATCCAATTGTGTTTTGAAATGCTGCTCCAATCTGTTCAGTTAATCCTTTGAATAGAGCCATAGCTGCAGCAATACCAGTACCTGCTTTGAGCATATCACCCATAGTACCTAAACTGGTGTATAGACTATCATTAGCATCTTCGTAATACCCATTTATTTCATCAGCTAAATCTTTACGCTGTTTCTCCTGCTTAACTAACTCTTCGGCATCCTCTAATTGTTTAAGTAGTGCGATGCCAATATCTTTATTAACACCCTTATACTTCTCAATTATCTCATTTTTCTTTTCTTGTATTGATGTGAGTTTTGATTCCAAGGACTTCTGACCTTTTATCTCATCTATCAACTCCTTTTGAGCAGTGGTTAGATTTCCAGTCTTTGTAATCCTATCTTGCAATATGGCAGACAGATTTCTTTGAATCGCCTCTTCACCTTTTACAGCTGCGATTCGTTTTTGTGTATCTTTATTGAAATCTTCTGCCATTTATAAACTCAAATTATAGAGATGTCTGATTCCAGTCTACTGGTTTTATGTTGTATTTTTTAAGGATTCTCTGATACTCTGGGTCTTGAGTAAGCTTTTCAAGTTCCTTTTCTTTGTTCTGCTTTTTGATATTTTTGAAAAACCTATCAATAAATCCTTCAGATAACCCTTGGTTTCTGAAATGTTCTGTTAAATTTGTTTTTGTAAGTCTAGCCATATTAGATACTCCGTTTGTTCTATATAGTATAAATATAGAAATACCCAACAAAATTGTTGGGTATTCATATTATCTTCTTCTTGATTTTGCTTTCTTCATTTCTTTATCATGTGCCTTCTTTTCAGCTTCTTTAAATTCTACAATTTTAGTAATGTAGAATGTTCTAGCCCAAACAGGCATATTATAAACATCATTCCATGTAAATCCACCATTTCCGTGATAAATTAAATCAAAAAGTTGTGAGTGAAGATGCTTTCTGTAATTAGGATTTAGGCCAAAAAAACCCGATATCCATCGGCAGTAGCATCTCTCTCCTTTCCCCGGTTTCCTCAGATATAAATTCATATGTTAAATCAACATCTGGAACAACTGTATTTATGTACGCTCTGAGGGCCCTTGAGTCTACCGCAAATAATTCGTTATCCACAAATTCGTTTATTAGCTTCTGGTCGGTTTCACCATCAACTGATGTGATTGTGTTTTTTAACCTCGTCGTAAGTTGCCTGTCGGTTGTATCTTTCATCCGGCGAGCGGCTTTCTTAGAATCCTCTAACTGATGTTTGATTTTTCGCTCCTTACTTTCAGTTAATGCCGAAAATGTAATCTTTCTTTTGGATTGTGGTAACTCAAACTCAAATTCATTTTTGTTTAGTTCGGTTTGATTTGAACCATCGTACTCAACTGCTTCGAATTGAGTTAAATCAATAACATCTTTTTGCTTATTTCCTGGTGAGGTTGGGTCATCAATCTCAACTTCGTAATCCTTACCATAACCTAAGATTCTGGCGGCAATCATTACTGCGTTCTTATCACCCATTGTGATATCAACGTATTTGACCGGCTTACCTTCACCATTTGAAATAATTAGGGATTGGAACAATCGGTCTAATACCGAACCATCTTTGATATATGACTGTGTTGTAAGGATATCCTCTTCTTTTGCGGTCATATATTTCATTTCCACTTTTCCTGATGAAAGTGGATTATCCTGTGGGTATATCAACCCTCTGGATGGTAACTCTACGATTTCAGTAGGGAACTTATAATCAGATACCTTCTGTTGTTCGTATTGTTGTTTAGCCATCTCCACCATTTCCTGATTGGAAGTTGGTGCAGTGTACTCATCTTGTAATTGCTTTTCTGTGCTCATAACATTACTCTTTGTTTTAAAACTATATTAGTGGTTAACCGTATATAAATATGTAACTCTGGATTTATAAGTGAAAAAACCCCAACATTTATGTTGGGGTTCTCAATTACCAATTTGTAATTAGTAGTATAATCCGAAAATTAATATTGTAGTATTGCGTAATCGTATGTAAGTGTCAAATCTACAGTTGCTAAATCTTCACCTGTGTAATCCATATCTGAGAACTTAGCCGTTTGGATGTAAGCTCCCTTCAACGTCCACTCTTCTACTTTATCACCAACAGGACCCAAACTGTTAAATGTGATATCCTTCTTGTAGAAATCAGAGTAACCGTCTCTACCAGTTACAGATTCGTGATGTAAACGTACCCACTCCATTGCGGCTTGTGCTGCTGATGGAACTACTGGGTCGTACAATGAAATTGCTAAATCACTCCACTCACTTCTACCCTTCACGTATCTTCTAACGTTAATGTGGTCAATGGTAACTTTACCATTTGTTATCTCAGGTCTGTTGGCCGCTTTCACTAAGTACGCTGGAATTCCTTCGATGTACATAATGAACCTGTTCGACATCTTCGGTTCGAATGATGTGAACATTACTTCTGTTGGGTCTAATAATTGTGCCATTTATGTCTCCTATTATCTCTTTCTAATAAATATAGTTCTTTTCAAAAAAGTATTTAGTCCCCCCAAAATTTTCGGGGGAACTAAATTATCTTTCATTTACTCTGGAAATGCTGCCCCAGTTGGTAATACATTGAAGTCAAGAACTATGAATTCCGCTGTCTTAGCTGGTTGTAAGAAAATCTCACCCACCATAACGTTTCTATCGATTACGTCTGGTGTGTTGTTAGTTTCATCCATTACAACACGGAATGCGTATAAACCTTGTCTTTGTTGGATTGATTCCAAGTAAGGGTTAACGATTGATAAGAATCTGTTTCTCGTAGCCGCTGTGTTGTTTTCGAACACTAAGTAACGAGTTGAAGAAGCGATGAACTTCTTAACAGCAATTAACAATCTTCTTACATTGATTCTATCCAATGCTGATGGTTTAGCTTGTAGTGTTTTCTGTCCGAATACCGTAACACCCTGACCTGGGAACGTAGCGATTGGATTCAATCTACCTTCGTAAAGTGTATCTCTCTCAGTTCTTGTCAAACGTGTCTTAGCTTCGATAACTGAAGTTAAACCACCTCTATTCAAACCTGCTGGAGCGAACCACTCAGCGGCAACCTGGTCGTTAAATGCGATAACGCCTGGTAGAACTACTGATGGTGGCACCCATACTGGTTTGTTCTTATCTGTGTTAAGAATCTTAACCCAAGGGTAGTAAGATGCTACATAGTTTGAATCAAATGACTGAACTGCGTTAGTTGCAGTTGCGATTGAATCGCCCCATGCGGATGCATCCATTACAAAGAATGTATCTTGTCTATCTTCACACATATCTTTAGCGAATGTGGTTACTGAAGAGTGTAATCTGTGGATAAGACCAGGGATTACCAACATATTGATATCAAACTCATCTGGGTTAGATACTGAATTGATTGCTTTTCTAAATGCCACAGTACCTGTTGCTGTGTTTGAAGAACAATCCCATCCTTGTGTGTTTCCTGCAATGATATCATTACCAGTCTTAACAACTCTGTTTGGTTTGTATCCATCAAAACCACCTTGGAATGGTACTAAGAATTTCTTAGCTGATAATGTTCCGCTTAGTGCTACAGATACACCAGCCGATTCATCACGACAATCACCTAAGTAGAATGCAGTACCTACAGTAGCAGTTGCCGAATCAGGTGTTGGTGCTAAGAAGTTTAAGTTATCAGTTGTAGCGAAATCAAAGTTATATCCTAAGAATGCCTTCTCATTGTAAGATGCGTTGATTGATTGTGATACAACGTATGATGGGTTTGGTAATGCGAACTTACTTCCATACGGATTTTGTAGTGCTGCGAATCCAAATGGTACTAATGATACATCGATACCTTTGTTAGCAACAGCAGTTGATACTTCAACTCTGATATTTGCTGAATTGTTAGGGTAATCACCATTAGTTGATAATTTACCATTTGCATCAACAGTAATGTACTTATCACCAATCACTCTTGCGATATAGTTTGGTGAATCAGGGTCTAAGTTAACATTTTGGAATGATTCTACTAAGTTAGGTCTGATATCTGAATCAACCACACCTACGAATGGAGTTCCACTAATTTTGTCTTGGTCTACTCTTCTAACCACTACAGTGAATGAACCATACTCAGAACCTGCAACAGTTCCAGCTGGTTTGATATCTTGGATACCCACTTTGAATTCGTAGTTAGTTGGATTACCATGTGATAACGTATGGAACTTAACTAAGTTAGTTGTGTTACCACCAACTTTTTGTGAAGTAATCCAAGGAGTAGCTGCTTCAGTATATGCTTTTGAGTAATCAATATCTTTAGCAACATCAATTGTTACTACAGGAATCTCACCACCCATTGCAAATGAAGCAGATTGGAATGTTTTGAAGTTTGATAGTACATATGCATCTTCAGAACCTCTAGCTCCAAATCCAAATAACTTAGTAAAGTAGTTATCATTTGTAGGATTTAAAGATGCTGAGTAATTAGCTACGGTTGCTTCAGAACCACTCAATGTTAATGTGAACAATGATGCTGATACATTAGCTGAACCATTGTGGTCTGTAATTGATGATGATTTAAATACATCTGTATCTGTTACGATTTGTGTTGTTGGGTGTAGTACTGCTACTACTTTACTACCATACGATGATGATACTGTCAATGCCACTGGGTTTTCGAGTGTGTATCCACCTTGTCCTAATACCCTTACGATTGTTGCAGTTCCGGCATCTTCCAAATAAGATTGAGCAGTATATGGTAGATATGAATCTTCTGTCAATCCACCGAACACTTGCTGAAACTCTTGGAAAGATTGTACCTGTGTTGGAACGAATGCAGGTCCTTTAACTGTAGACCCGATTAATGCTGCTCCGATTTCACCAATCCCTTGAGGTAGAAATGACAAGTCCTTTTCTCTTGTAAATACACCAGGACTTACTATTCTTTCTGCCATTTGATTCTCCTATTGATTTCTTTTGGTTTTTAATATATCTATAAATACATCAAAAAACTCAAAACGATTATATTTATTGGATAGGAGTGAAAGTACCTTCTTCTATATTGAATTCCCCATTACCATACTTCTTTTGAAATTCTTCGGTTAGATTTTTCTCATCTATCCTCAGTTTTCTAAATGCATCTGATAGGTTATTCTTCACAGCTTTAATATTTTCAAGTACTAACTCTGCGTTTAGAATTTCAGCCTCTATCTCTCCCAACTGAGAAACAATCTCAGTATATTCCGTTCTGAATTTTTTAATTCTATCGATATCCGATTGTTCGATACCGATTACTTGCTTTTCTTCCATTTTCTTAACGTCAGCCATAACTTTTTAATAAATTTTTGATTTCAAATACGTTTCAGTATATAAATATGAAAATTTTTTCTCAAAGATTAAATATCTGCTCTTAATTTCCAAACCACTTTTGATGTACCAAAAGTTTTGGATGTATTTATCTTTGTTCCAGTGTTTTCTGGTATAATATACGCTTTTGTGGTGAGTGTTACGTTACTTCTAACCAATCTTTCCTCACCAACACCATTTGTGGTTTCAAATGAGTAAGATTCTCCCTTAATTTGGAATTTATATCTATCTCCAAACGCGCCACCCTGAAAATATACGATTTGTTCAACTAATTTGTTCAAATCTTCCATAAAATCACACCAAACTATCACATCATACTGAATGTTAACGTAATCTGGTCTATCTACAATGTATTTCTCTTGCACAGGTCGTTGACCAATCAATTCGGAAAATGCATCATATCTATTTTCTCTGGAATACTTTTTTACAAATGGGTGTGATGTATCTTCATCGGTCAAAACCTTCAACTTAGAGTATTCGGTGTTGATATCCAATGAATTTCGTTTGAATGAAATCAAAGGAGTTTGTACTTTACCATTCCCATCTCGCATAAACCCATCTTTTTGGGCAGATGCCCAATTTTCAGGCGATGCGTACATCACAGGTACAGGTATAAACTTCCCATTTTCTTCGATTGTTGGTTTTACATCTCTTTCTAAGAAATCTTTGAATGCCAAGTCAATATCATAGATACCAACCGATACATTTTTTACATCATCATTACGTCGTGATACCTGTCTGGCTTTATTCAACTTAGGGTCATCTGAAAAAGAACTCTGAGTTCTCTTCAAATCAACTTTTTCATCCCTATTTTGTCTATATTTTTGTGCCATTTTAGATTCCTACAGGTAAATCGTTATTATTATCATTGTTACCAACTCTAAAATCATCTCTTAACTTTAATTGGCTCTTCTTAGCAACGTGAGTTTCACATATAATTGATACATTATAACCTTGTGTATTACCACCATCCCAAGTTTCAGGATTTTTACCGGCAAAGAACTGATTTGTAAAGGTTACATCAACGATATGTTGTTCATCGTTCCATTCAATCACATCACCAAGTTCAGGATATACATTTTTCTCAACCAAAGTATCTCTTAGGAAATAGAAATTAACATTTCTGGTGTATGATGAACCAAATTCATCAAAAATTGTTTCTGCATTTGTTCTATCAACTAACGTAGGAATTTTTACTGGATTGTAGTACACCTTATCTTTACCTTCACCATATAGATTACGCTTGGTATCATCCAAAATAATCTTATAGTAGTAAACTTCGGTATCAATGATATCCGTAATTAACTCTTTGTTAAGTTTCCTAAACAAATCTGCATCTCTCTGTCCACCAAACAATGCCATTTGTTATCCTATATAAATTGCACGAGGAACTCTGTTCAATGTTTGTTCCATTGCTTCAGATTCTTCTTGTTGTGCTTGTAATAATGCTTTACGAGAGGTTGCTTCTAAGTTTTCTCTCAATTCTGAGATTAGGATTTCCTTTTCAGTAGCTGCTTCACTTCTCAAATCAGCACCATCCAAAGTTACTTCTGAATTTGGAATTGGAATTGATGAGAACTTAGCTCTAACAGCACCCAACATCTCTTTCGCCAATGCTAATGTATATTTTTCAATCCAACGCTTACCCACATGATTGATATTTGAATACTGAATTCTATCAAATCTAGCATTTGAGTAATCAGATACTACCGAATTTGATATTATTGGATTATTTCTATCAGATTCTAAAATGTAATGGAAGTGTACAGTATACGCATGCTCAGGAACTGGAAATAATCTTACTCTATTGTTTTGGATATCAAATCCATATTGAGATTTACGAACCATATCATTGAATTCGATTGCTTGTAATCTTAAAAGGTCATCATAAAGTGGTTGCATCATAAACGATACCCCTGGTGAGTAGTTACCCCAGCCGAAAGTATCCATCATTTGTTGTGAACCTAAACCAGTACCAATAAATGGGTCAAAGTATCTTACCATAGCAGGAGGTGCATTGTGTAACATCTTTTTAATCTCAATCTTATCAACACCAGGAGTACCAACTTCAAGTGTTACATTTGATGCATCTGTTAAATCATAAACTTGTTGAGTTGTATTTACTTCAAATGAACCCGTATAGTATGTTACTCTACCACCACTACCCGCTTCAGTTCCATAATCTTTAGATAATGAAATTAATCCACCTAAGTTTGCGTTTAGTTGTGTTTGTGATAAGTTTGAACCCGTCGAACTACCTCTAAGGTTTAATAGATTTTCTCTAATATTGAATTGGTTTACTTGTGATGAGTACTCAGTAACTGCTTCCTCAAAACACGCATAAAAATTAATATCCTGTAGTTCAATATCGACAATAGGATACCCCAATCGTTTAGCGCACCACCCTGCAGTTTTATCTGCAGATGATGTGAACTCTACATCACTATCATAATACCCAAATGGAGTACTTCCTTCTGAAAACGATGATGAACCCGGCCATATTGGAATATTTACCGCCATATACTCTCCTTAATCTTTGTTATAAATATGGAGATAACTAAAGAATCATTTGTTTATGTACCAAATCAGATTATAATCACCTCTCTCAAATGGAATTACTTTTATATGCTTTTCCCACCCAAAGGAATCTACTACTTCTTCACATTTCTCAACATATGATGAAATTTCATTAAAGTAAGAGTAAATACCGTTTGGTTTTAAAATTTTAGGTACAATTTCCGAGAATTTTGCCCATTGTGGCCAATTCTCATAATCAAATGGAAATGTATCAAAATAGATACTATCAAATTTCTTACCATCTTTAATGAATTGTGGAATAATCTCCTCCCAAGCACCCTGAATGGGGTTGAATCCCATTTCTAGCGCCTTAATAGATACCTGTGGGTGGACTTCTATAATACAATGTTCAGTTGGGTTATGTTCTCTAATATATGAATCAATTATACCCATACCAAAGCCAACGTTTAATACAGAACCACCATTTGAACATAGAATTTTAGCACTTTCATACATCAATTCATCTTCATCATCCGACATTATTGGACAGCATTCAATACCCTCTGCTATTAAGGAATGTTCATCATATGATACATTACCTTCTAAATATTTTTCAAAAAGGCCCATTTATACTAATTTACAATCTATATCTAATTTATTGTAATCTACCCACACATCACCATCTTTAGTAAATAGTACATCCAAAAACCCTAATTTTTGTAACTCATCTACCATAGTACCAACATATCTACCCTTACCATTTGGAGCGTGTTCTGAGTTTTTATACTCAAAATGATATATTGGAATTCCCATTGGTGATATTCCGATATATTCAATGTTTTTCTTTAATCTTCGTTCAGAACGGCAACTACCAGCCGATGTGACTGTGCCACTACTATTAGTAAGAACCCACGTACCTGGTGTTGTCAGCCGGTAATAACCAGCCGCCAATGAATTGGTTCCAGCAGAATCCGAATATAACGTATCACCCACAGCAGGGTCGGAAAGGGCGCCATCGTGGTAATATGTAACACTACTTTTATCACTACACGCGTTAAATGCACTTAATTGGCCGAAGTTGCTACTGTTATAAGCTGTTAAAGTAGCACCTGTTGCATTATGGTCGTACCCATACCACTCAGACATGGCGTATGGTGTTGAACCATCGGGTTTATTTGTAGAATTTGTATTAATACTCCCAAAAGCACCAGTTTCTAATGCACTTAGAGCTACACCTCCGGATAACCCTATATTAGAATTACCTAATTCTGTGTAAATATCATCCACAGTTATTGTTCCTGAGCTTTGTAATGGCATTACAATCTCCCTTTAAGTTTCTCAATCTCATCTTTCAACTCTTTGATTGATTCAATTAATAGTGGAACTATCTTTTCATATTTAACAGCCTTATACCCATTATCTCTGGTTTCAACTATTTCAGGAATTACTTTTTCAACTTCTTGTGCGATTACACCAACATCATGCCCTTCGTTTTCATGTATACCTTCCATTGGTATCCAATCAAATTCTACACCATTTATATTTTCTAATTTATCTATTGGATTTTCAATTTTTTTAATGTTATCTTTTAATCTTTCATCTGAAGAATAGAATGCAACCACATCATTGGTTGCTCTGATTAAACCTGTGGTTGTGGGGGTTGTAGTACCCACACCCAATGCCCCTGCAACATACGCTCGGCTGCTGTTTATATTAAATTTACTCTGCCCATTAATTGCAATCGCAATTGTATCCGTAGTACTTCTATAAAATCCTGTGTTTCCATCTGAGGTGAAATTAAGCGATGGCGCGCCAACTGTTCCATTTGCCAACCCAATAGTTGCTTCATTACCTTCTACTACAATTGCTTCATCATTAAATGTACCAATATTAACAGTATCATCTGAGAATACTTCAAAAATTGGAATACCTGATATATCATTTACCGAAAATAAAGAACCCGATAGCTGGTCTGTTACTTCAAACAATCTACCTTGTGCCCCATCAATGGCCATTACAATATCATCACCAGTTGAACCAGATTTGTAAACTTCTATCGAACCCGTTACCCTAACGTCTACTGATGCCGATGCATATGTTGTACCATCAAACCATTCGTATCCACTACCACCACCTCCTGTTGCAGATATGGTTTGGTTTGTTATAGATAGCCCCGTACCAATATCTAACCAAGCGACAGAACCGACCGAATCATCCCAAAAAAGAATTCTATCATCATTAGGGTCTGCAAGAGATGCACCAGTACCACCATGTGCTAATCCAATATCTGTTGCGACCCACTCACCTGTAGAAATTGTACCTAATGTTGTTACATTAGTAGAACCTTGATAACCATCTTTCAATCCATCTGGTGTTACCGCTCTTGTCGTATCAGTACCAGTTGTTGTTTCAGCAGTTGTTGCTAATTCTACAATACCCTTTGTAGATGTAGTAGCATCTGGTTCGTCACCTGTGTTTGTACCACTTGTATTTGCAATGTATGTGGTTGAAATTTCACTACCTTGCCAAACACCAGTTGCAATCGTTCCAAGAGTTGTAATATTGGTAGAACCATTAAAGCCGTTTTCTAATCCGTTTGGAGTTACCGCCCTTGTCGTATCAGTACCAGTAGTAGTTTCAGCAGTTGTTGCTAATTCTACAATACCCTTTACCGTAGTCGATGCATCTGGTTCATCGCCTGTATTTGTACCACTTGTATTTGCAATGTATGTGGTTGAAATAGCTGAACCTTGCCAAGTACCAGTTGTAATTGTACCTAATGTTGTAATGTTAGTAGAACCCGCCCAATTTGATAATGCTGTATTTTCAACATTACTTAACCCAATGTCTGATTTTACATTGTCTCCGGTTCTAAAATCAACATTTCCCGCAGAATCTAATACTAAGAATTTATCAGTATCAGTTGCTGCGTTTACTACGCTGGATAGGTTTAAAGAGTTTAACGTTGCATCACTTCCTGAAGTGATTACCTTTTTCCAATTTGGCATATCCTTTATTCCGTTTTATATGGTTGGTTACTAAAAAGCCCACTTCCCTTTCGGGCCGATACAAAAGCTTGTACTAATAAGTATGTAGATGCTTTAATAAAAGTTAAGCAGGGTTGTTATATTTCTGTTTGGTTCTTTCGTAAATTTGTTTGTGAGTATCAATACTTTGGAATTTATTATATATCCAAACCGCACCAATTCCTCCGCCAAAATAACTAGTACGTTTTATTCCAATTCCACCACGAGTTCCTGTACCATATGCGAGCGAACCTCCTGTTCCCGATGCAGATGTAGAGAGTTGACTTCCATTTTGGAATATAGCCCATTTACCAGTGGTTACTGCATCAAACCAAGAAAATGATACAAAGTGCCATTTGTTCAATTGTATAGTAGCGGTTGAAAGCACAGTAAGTCTATCTGAAGGATTTGAACCACCTCCATCATATTTACCCATACCTAAATTTCCCGATGCATTTATGAATGTATCTAGCCCATAATATATTGATTGTGCCCCACCGTCATTGCTAAAAATACCCCCATCATTCTGTTCAGGAAGTATCCATGCGTGAACTGTATATCCGCTTGCCTGTAATTCAGACTCGGTTGGACGTGTACCATTTGGAATTGAGTTTCCTTTGATGTACTGATTTGACCCATTTAACGACCATCTTGGTCCGACAGTATCATTCAATATAACACCGGCACTATTAATTTGGCTGAAAGTAGAATTAGTGTTTGAAACAATATCATACGAAAACGGTTCGCTCGGGTCGTATGATTTGTGATTTGCGGGGTCTACGCATGATACTAAATTATCGGTTGGTATATTTGGTGCTCTAAAAATTGCCATAATTTATTGATATCTATTTTTTGTAACTCTATAATTATTATTATTTTCACTGTTAGTTAGTACTTTACTGTATATTTGTAAATTACTTACTTTACCACCTAATGGTCGATTCCCTCTCAATACATTACCAATCGTTAAATTGTTGGTTGTTGTAATGTTTGATAGATTACCACTATGTGATGTTGTTGTAGCTGAACCACCATTTATCATTAGTGAAACTGAGTTGGTATTATATACTACTGCTATATGATTCCATCTTAGTGTATCAACTGCGACTGCCATTGATGTTTGTGCTCCATCTAATGCTGGAACTAATGTGTTGTTAGTACCATCGGTTTTGATTAAAAGTGAGAACCCCGCATCAGTTCGTTCTCTATCCGCGCGCCTCCCGGTTGTAGCTTCATCACTTTTATCCCACAACCTTGCATTTGTAGAACTTACTAAACTATCAATATAAAACCAACAAGAGATTGTAAATGGAGACTGGTAGTTAAATACAGATGTATCTACTTCAATAGAGGCAAAATCATCAGTACCATCAAAATCCATACAACCTAATGCTGTGGTATTGTATGTAGTTCCATTTTCTAATGTACCATTTGAACCACGCCCCGCTTTATTACGCCAACCACTTCCTGAACCAGTGTATGATTTTTGATTCCCCGCATCTATAGAAAAAACTACGTTTTCACTACCTAAAAGTTTTGGTCCTACTTTCATATCTTAACTCTCTTCTGCGGCCCAATCTGAACCCGTTAATATATTTACCATTTCTGAGTATGTATATGGCCCATCTTTTGTTGTAAGGGCATTTATAGATGCTGGAACACTTTCCCCTTCCCACTTCACAAAGGTTAAAGAACCACTTGCGTCTGTTCTGTGTGTATCTGAACCTGATTGTAGTACTTCATTGTAATTAACACTTCCCGTTTCGGAAGTAGATAGAATCATATAATTTCTAGACATATCTATACCTTTTATTCTTTAGTATAAATATGTAATTCATAATATTAAATCAAAAAACCCCCACATTTCTGTGGGGGTTTCTGTTTTATCCGTTTTTAATCAGATTTTGAATCTTCAATGCCGTTTGATACACAAGTTGTACATCTTTTCCTTCAAATGAAGAGTTGGCAATTAATTGTAAGAGGAAATCTAACTCCTCATTTGTAAATTGATGCTCAACTTTAGATTCAATTGTATCTTTACGTCTTATATTTGAAAGTCCCATACTCTATAACTTTTTTGATTAAATATTAAACGTAAATGTAAATCTCTGATGATTCAACTCTGATGTTACCTACTTTATCAGCCTCTGCAAGTGCTGCATTTGCTTCTGAACCTTCAAATGCACCTACAATTGAGTAGAAGTTCGCGTTGCCTGCTGCTGGTATAAAGAAGTTACCAGTAGATGATGGGTCAATGTTTCCAGTAAGATACCTAAGTCTCTGCTCTGAATCATCGTGTACAAGTGCACTACCAACGTTTGCAGTACCATTAGAACCTCCAAACACAATACCTGAATCGCCTGTTCCTGAAGATCCTGAATTTAATAGAATTAATTGGTCATCTACCGTTAAATTAGTAGTGTTAATAGTTGTTGTTGTACCAGCTACAGATAAACTACCACCAACTACCATATCACCTGTTGTTGTCAATGCAAAGAATGTATGTGAACCTGCGATGGTTGCTGCTAATTCAGATGTACCTACTGCGTTTGCTTGAATATGCTCTGCTCCAACTGCGTTGTCTGCAAGTTTTGCATCTGTTACTGCATCGTTTGCAAGTTTTGCGGTTGTTACGTTTAAATCTACAATGTTAGCTGTTTGAACTGCGTCGTCTGCTAACTTAGCGTTAGTTACTGCATCAGCTGCAAGTTTTGCAGTTGTTACAGCTCCACCATTGATTTTTGCTTCTGTTACTGCAAGGGCTGCAATATGAGCTGCATCGATAGATAAATCAACGTAGTGTTCTGAATTAATTGAGTCATCAGCGATTTTATCACCATTTACTGCATCAGCTGCGATTTTATCGGTTGATACCGCGCTATCAGCAAGTTTACCTTCAGTTACGTTTAAATCTGTAATCTTAATAGTAGTTACTGCGTTAGTTGCAAGTTCTGTTGAAGTTACAGCGCCTGATACGATTTGTGCATTGGATGCAGGGCCTGATAAATCACCACCCATAGTTACACCAGCTGAACCTGATATTACATCAGTACCCGTTAGTATTGTTGCTGCTGTAATTGAACCACCTAAACTAGTCGAAGTTCCAGCTATTGTGATTGCAGAGTTTGCAAGTTTTGCGTTTGTTACGTTTGCATCTGTAATCTTAGCAGTTGTTACTGCGTTGGTTGCAAGTTTAGCTGCTGTTACGTTTGCATCTACAATGTTTGCCGTAGCCACAGCGTTATTTGCTAATTTTGCATTTGTTACGTTTCCATCTACAATAGATGCTTCTACTACTGAATCTGATGCTAATTGGTCTGCACCTACTGCATCATCAGCAATCTTAGCTTGAGTTACTGCATCAGCTGCAATTTTAACAGTTGTTACTGCGTTGGATGCAAGTTTAGCCGCTGTTACGTTTGCATCTGTAATCTTAACAGTTGTTACTGCGTTGGATGCGAGTTCGGATGTTCCTACAGCGGCCGCCACGATTTGTGCGTTGTTTGCGGTGCCTGATAGGTCTCCACCCATTGTAATTTGTGATGAACCTGATACAATACCACCACCCGTTGATGCTACATAGTTCAAATCGTTGTTAAGTTGTGATATATTACTACCACTAACTATGACCTTTTTCCATTCTGCCATTTTAGTTTCCTCTTTTAAATGTGTTCTATTCGAACGTTAGTTATATGTGTTTAACAATAAATATTAAAAAATATCTTTTCCATTATAAGTATATGAAAAAATTACTTCCACTTACAGCAAGCCCACCGAATTCTCCAGTTGGAAGTGTATTTACTTCTTTTATTATAAATGTACCATCCGAATTCACTGTTACTTTATCATCACCACCCACTCTAATAGTTAATAAGTCTCCAGTCGGAGAATCGTTGGTTATAAGTTGAAATGATGAAGTTACTGCTGATGTAAGTTCAATTGAACCCGTTATCTGTGCATGAGTTGTAACAATTGTTTCTAATGAATCCGAACCATCGTTTTTCTTTATAAAAACCTTACCATCAAAAGTATTGACAGCCAATTCACCCAATGTTAAATCGCCTAAGCTTGGAACATTGGACTGTACATTACTCCTTTTTAGTTTAATGGTATTAGTTGCGGCCATCTGTGGAATCCTTTAGTTTTAGAAGTTTCCACCATCAATTTCATAAAATGAAATACTCCCCGATACAAATAATGAACCCGTCATTTGGTGCGTATCTGTAATATCATCACCAAAAATTGTAGAACCACTACTAAATGATGTAGTCATAAATGTTACCGATGAGCTAATAATGTAAGTCTCAGCAGTCAACGATGTTACAACTACATCCTGTCCAACTAAGTTAGCAACAGTTTGAGCAGAACCACTAACCACACCATCTGGTAATCCAGCAATAATTTGAGCTGAGCCAGATACTAATCCCGATGGAACATTTGTAATACTAGTAAAGTCTACCTCAGATGATGATGAAATAAATCCAAAATCAGTAATCTGTTGTGAACCACTAATTGTTCCAGATGGAACTGATGTTAGGTATGATGAAGTTGCTGCATTAAGTGCATCGATGCTTGTTTGAGCTGAACCAGTGAATGTGTTCAATGCTGAAATATCAGTTGAACTACCACCACCACCAATTGAACCATCATCAATCTGTGAACGAAGTGTTCTACCAACGTATTGATAAACGGTCATATAAACGTATTGGTTTGATGTTGGAATATTTCCATCAACCCAAGTCAAAACACCCGTCTTATAATCAAATACAAATTCCGATGGGCTTGATGCACCTTCGGTAATTGAACCCGCCGAAGCTGCTGTACTTTTGAATACCTGAATTTTATATCCTGGCTGTAAACCTTCTGTTGTATTTGGTGAATCTGTTGCTATAATATATTTTGAAGATATAAAGTTTGTTAATTGGTCACTTTCAATCAAACCATCATTACCAACAGTATCAGTTAAAGAGGTAGGTTCAGATTCAGTAAAGTAATACACTTCTCTATTACCATTTTTAGCTGGTCTTAGTTTGTGTCTGTACCAATATTTCAATACGGCAACATCCGTTCCAATAGATGGGTTTACTACACTACCAGATACGATACCACCATCTTGTGATGAACCACTATATGGTAATTGCGTTGAGCCAGTTGGAATTAAACCATCATCGGTATAAATCTCACCAGCACCCAAATCAAAAACATCAGTAAATGCTTCTTGTGTTAGTGTAAGTTCATCGGTTGTAAATCGTCTACCTTGTAGTAATCGTTCCGACCTGTTATTTGAATTATATGCCATTGTTATTCCTCTTTATATTACGATGCTGAAACCGTTATTCTTTCTAATGTGTTTGATGGTGTACCTATGTATCTTACCAATAACCAAATTTTATCATTTGTTGCGTCAATTTCCTGTCCCGCAGCACCACTCAATCCTAATGTTAAAGTACCATTTGAATTTGTTATTGATGAGAAATCACCTCTAACGTTAACCGAATCACTAAATGGATTTGTGTTACCAGTTGATTGTGAATTCAAACTTCCACCATATGAACCATCACCCTTAACAGCATCATAGATTACTGAATTAGTTGCGCTGAAGATTACACCAACTGCAATTTTACCCGAAGTAGTATCATCAAACGTTGTTAAATCTGCTGATGTATCAGGATTTAAATCAATTACCAATTCGCTTAATCCAGCAGCTGCGTTTGTATCAAATTCTCTTAGATACCACTTTACGTGCGATGCGTTATATGAACCATCATCATACCAATATCTATTTGTAGATTCTGGGTTTACCAAATAACCCGGCTTAACTTGCAAATCACCACCATTACCTAATGTAAGTAACGAATCTGAGTTCCAAGATGTACTTAATGTTGTTGAGTTTGAAATAGCTCTTCTGTATGTTTCGTTTGTAAATCTTTCAACCAGTGTAGTTGAAGCCGTTCCGCCACCGAAGTATCCCATAGAACCACTAGCAGCATCCTGCCCAAATGTTCCTGCAGTATGTAGATTTACAGTTTGTACTGATAAGTTAGATTGTGTACCACTTCTGTTTCTTCCTCTGAATGTTAGTGTATATGATGTATCACTAAATCCTGATTCTGAGAATGTATCACCCGTTCCACTAATTGAGTAAACAGCGTTAATGTGTACGTTATCAGTTCTAAACGGAACAGTTGATGTAGTTCTTACTGAAGTACCATCATTACTATAAACAGCGTTAGCCGTTTGGATTGTTCCACCAGAAGTGCTCACCGCATCGGTACCCGATGATTTTGATATTGTATATCCTGAAGTGCTACCAATTGAAGTATCTACTATTGTAGTTGATGCAACATACATTGGTTCGAATAATCCACTAGCACTTCCAACCAATCTCCACGTACCACCACTAATATATGGTGCTCCTGATAGAGAACCCGATGTTAATGTTAATGCAGTTACACCAACATTTGAACCAGCGATGGTTTGTGAACCTAAATTTGAATTAATTGTAGATACAGGTGCCCAGAAAATAGTTTCACTAGCAGTTTTATCAACATATCCACTTTGAGAACCAGTTGCGATTCCAATTGTAGTATCAATTTTATACTGACCGGATGCCGATACAGATGATAATGATTGAGCTGTCCAGTTTACTAAGTTTTTACTGAAAACTGATACAAATTTACCATCTTGGAATGCCGCTGGTATTACAGCTGGGTTTACAGTATTAATCTTACCAAGTGTTAATCCATTAGATGTGGTATCTAATGTTGAGTTACTTAATATCTGAGCCGAATGTGATGTTTCGGTAGCAGTATCACCACTAATAGCTGTTTGAGATTGATAAAAACTCCAATCGTGCGAACCACTTACTCTAAATTCAGTACCAGCACCACTACTCAATCCGCCCAATCCAAATAATTGGTCATCATCTGATGATTCTACATCTGAAGAACCACCAGCTACTGATGTGTATGAAATTAATGGGGTAGCTGATGAGTAAATTGTTTTACCTGGGAATAAAGTACCCCCCTCTGATGCGAATCCCTTATCAATTAAGTATTGGATATCATCTATATCATTATCTTGTGGAACATATCCAGCTGGCGTAGCGGATGTTGACCCCAATGTTTTATTTTCGGAAATACTATTGTAAGTTCTTGTATTTGCAGTAGGATTTGCAGCCGATGATGATAACAATCCTGCAACAAATCTTAAAATCTCAGATACATCAGTATTTGCATCAAAATTGTTAAAGTATGAACCATCTAAGTTTGTTTGCCAAGCATTAGAAGTTGGATTACCTGCATTAATGTTGTATGCATGAACCGATTCTGATACTTCTAATGCGTATTTACCACCAGAACCACTAATTTGTAAGTTCTTATCAGATGATGCGTATATTGTACCAGATACTAGCTCAAAAATACCACTTCCACCACTACCAAATCCCGCAGCTGCAGCTGATGCTGATACATGAGTATCAAAGTTTTGTAATGATGCAGTTGTGATTATGATTTCAGTATGTCCTGATGTGCCATCACCACTTGAACCTAAAATGTACAGTTTTTTATTTGTTGTATCGTAGTATGGTAATCCATTTAAGGTAGAACCATATTCTGCAGAAAGCATACTGGGTATACCAGAACCCGCATATAATTTAGATACAGGTACATAATCGTTTGCTGCGTTTGTTCCACCCGGTTTACCTATATAAACTATTGGTCCATTTACTTTTGAATCTACCGAACCACTACCGATTACTACTTCTGCTTCACCAAAAGAGGTAATACTTGATACGCCTGATATCGAACCTCTTCTATGTTTAATTGTTTGAGCCATATTTTTATCCCATTATGTATCTATGTGCGATATCTCGCCATTATCCTTTATAAATATGATAGATTATCAGAAAAATCCCCCACAATCTATAGAATCTTTAGTACCACCTATTTGAATAGATGCTGATGCTATATATCCTGCTAATTCTTTCTCTAATATTTTCATTCTACCTTGTACTTCTACTGCCAATCCATCATCAGTACCTACATCTTGTATGAATACCGATTTACCATTAACCGTTAAATCACCTTGAATATCAAAACTACCAGTTACCTTTAGATTATTTTGTGTTTGAAGGTAAGTGTATACGCCAGGGTCTTGCGAACCAGTATCCCATATACTTGCACCAGAACCAACACCCGCTTGTGGTAATGTAACAATATTACCATTTGATATACTTAGTTGATTCCCTGTAATTGTTAGTTTGTTTGTTTCTTCTGCACGTGTGATGTATCCTAATGCTGATATTTGTGCGGATGATGAGATTGTACCATCAGGCACATCACCAAATCCCGATGCTGCTATAGAAGCAGACATATATGTATCTGTAACAACATCTGTGATTTGTGATGAACCACTTATAGTACCATCTGGCAGTAGTTCCTCTAATGAACCACTAAGTACATTCTCAGCGTTTAATCTATTTTTTACATTTGTTGCAAAGTTATTACGCAATGCACTATTTGCTAAAATTGAATTAGCTTGGAATGGAGTGATTGTAACAGGTAAATTTGAAAGATTAAAGTAATCAATTGTTAAATCAGTTGGTACGATTTGTGCTGAACCAGATATCAAGCCGTTTGGTAATTGTGCCGAACTTGATATCAAACCATTTGGTAATTGGTCTGAACCCGATATTACACCAATGGGTAAACTACCCACCACTTGTGCTGATGATGATATCACCCCATTTGTAGAAAGTAAACTTCCTGTAAATGAACCACTAAATGAAC